TCTCTAATGCTTCCGAAGAAATCCGTGTTTTTTGGATGGAAACAATGGCTCCTCACCTTCACACATTGGCGCGAGCATTTGATGAACTTGACGATAAATACTATGTTGACTTTGATACCGAAGACATTCCAATTCTTATTCTTGCAAAACAAGAACGCGAACGATATGTGATGGACGAGTTCCAACAAGGTTTGATTAGTTTGAATGAATACCGTACTGCTACTGGTCGCAAAAAGGTTGATTCAGAACTTGCCGACAGTCTCCTATCTAATCCGAACCTTACGCCGATTGCGAACACGGAGAAGCCGTTTAAGCCTGAAGAACAACAACCTGTTGACATGGCAGGTGTTGATCCAAATGCCGCACCTCAAGGTTTGCCCCCACAAGAAGGCGCAATGGAAATGCCCGTTCCTGCACCGCCGACACCAGTTCCAGCACCCGACATGCCTGCCCAACCTACAGAAACAGCGGCGTTAACGCCAGATCAACAACTTTCTGAATTTGAAAAGATTCAACATGAAATGCAACTGAAGTTCGTGCAAGAACTAGAAACAAAAGCCGACACCGACACAGACAGATGGACAGAAATACTTGACCGTGCTCTTGAGCGCATCTTTGAAAGACAACAACGAGTTGTTTTAGAAAAGGCTTTTGGCAAACGCGGAGTTAAGTCAATATCTAGTGGTGTACTAACAGTTGACATGATTTTTGATCGCGAGATTTGGGACAAGCAACTAGCAGAAGATTTAGAGCCAATCATCTTGGCTATCTACACTGATGCCAAAGAGTATGTGGCTTCCCGTACCAGTAGCAATGTTGTAATGGAGCCACAGGAAGTTGAAAAACTCGTGCAACAACAAATAGAGCGAATGCAACAAGCCAACTCCACAACGGCAGAAGAAATCGCAGCCGCGATCGCGGTTGCAATGATGGAAGAGGACGAAGAAGAGCGATCCGTTCTCCTGCGACTTGCCCTTATCGCTATATTCCTAAAACTTATTTCCCGACGTCGCCGTGACATCGCAGAGCATGAGGCACAGGCTTCCTACAACGGCGGTGTTTACTTGGCTGGAAAAGAAAATAATGTTGGTATGACAAAAACTTGGATCACCCGTAAGGATTCGCGTGTACGAAATGCGCACAAATTCCTTGAAGGTAAAACAGTTAAGTTCGGTGATGGGTTTGTGGTTGACGGTCTCGTATTGCGCTTTCCGGGAGACCCAGTTGCTCCACCCGGATTGACTTTCAACTGTCGCTGTCGTCTACGTTTCGGTTTCACTGAATAGTATTTTCAGTAAAATACGGGGGTTATACTTAAAGTGTTCCCGTTTTGGGGCTCCAAATAGTTTATTGTTTAGTAAACAACTTTTAATTGGAGCACCATGTCTACGACTATGACCGAAACACAGCAATATAAAGCGCTACAAGGTCAGTTCAACATTGACGAGGCACAGGGTATTGTTGAATGTTTCGTTGCAGGAATCGGCAACAAGGACAGTGTTGGCGACATTATTGTTCCGGGCGCTTTCACAGACAGCCTTAAGAGGCGCAAACCCCGTGTTGTTTGGGGTCACAACTGGAATGAGCCAATTGGCAAAGTTCTTGAAATGTATGAAGTTCCACCATCCGATCCACGACTCCCAATGAAGATGCGTGCCGCTAATATCGGCGGTCTTTACGCAAAAGTTCAATTCAATTTGAAATCAGAACGCGGTCGTCAGGCTTTTGCTGATGTTGCTTTCTTTGGCGAAGAGCAAGAGTGGTCAATTGGCTACAAAACTCTTGATGCAGATTTTGACCCACAGCGCCAAGCAAACGTATTGAAGAAAGTTGAACTATACGAAGCAAGCCCTGTACTCCATGGCGCAAACCAACTCACAGGAACGATCTCAATCAAGTCGTTTGAAGGTAATGACTCCAAAGGTCATATGCGAGACGAAAACGGCAACATTACCGAAGCAGGTCGTTCGCTCCTTGCACGCTTTATGGCGAGCAACATGCAACGCAACAAGCCACAAGAATCACAAGAGAACGGGTACGACGACGACGCCGTAGATGCACCAATGCCGTCGCGTAGCCGTGAGGCTAACCTCCCATACGCACTCGCCAAGAAGTTTGGTGGAGCAGTAAGGGTTCGTGAGTCAGATGCAAATAGCGCAATATTTGACCACCGCGTAGAAGGCGAAGGCATCATGACGATGCGCGTTTCGTACCACTACGAAAATGGGCAGTTCATGATTGGTGAAGCAACAAGAGTCAAGCCACAGGTCGTCTATATCAATGTTGACGGGGATAAGCCAAGCGGTTCAGATGCTGAGCGCAGGTATGAAGACCGATACAACCTTGAAGCCGACCCACAGGTTCCAGCAGGCGTAAAACCTAAATCCCCCGAAAAGGCTGACCCACTTGGTGGGATTATTCCGCAAGAACTCGTAACAGGTGACATCCTCCGTGGACGCGGTCCTCGCCGTGGAAACCTAGAGAAACTTCTCCGCTACTGGCGCCCGATCATGAAGCAACCGGGCGGATTCCGTCGTTGTCGTGTAATTCTTGCTAATCACCCTGAACTTTTCCCATTAAGCAACATCTGCGCTTGGCTACACCATGAAACAACTGGTCTCTGGCCGAACGAAGGATGCCATCACCCAACGATGAAGAACTGTCGTGGAAAACTCAAGAAGAACAACTGGGATGACTCACAGTTCAACGAGCGTCTCACCAGCCTGATCAAGCCGGGCAAATCTTTAGAGAACCTCAGCGAAGAAGAGGTTAAATCAATATTTGATCTCTTGGATAGCGAAGAAAAGGGTTACGAGATGATGGAGCAACTTGCCACCCGTCTCGCTGATGATCAAAATCCCGAAGAAGAAGGAATGGTGCTTCCAGACGTGGAGTTTGAAAACGAGGACGAAGCCAACGAAAAAGCAGGCGACGCCCTAAAGCAATTCATGAATGATGAGCCCGACTTCATCAACTACATGGCTGACAAGAAAAACTGGGTCATGGAAGGCGAAGACGACAATGGTCAAATGATGGAAATGCCATACCCAGACAGTGACGATGATGACTGTGGTTGTGGTGGCGGTGGCAAAGATCCAAAGCAAATGATGGGAATGCTGATGGCGGCTATTGCTGAACTCATGGGCAAAGATGCCGATGAGGACATTGAGGTCAAAGCAGGACGGGTCATCAGTTCGCGAAATATGACAAAACTACAGAACGCTTTCAACCTTCTCAAAGAGGTGTTGAGTTCAGGTGGTGTGGCTTCGGAGATTGAGGCTAAGTCATTGTCGTTGGATGAGAAAGAAACTCTCATGGTTTCTTCTGCCGAACGATCACTGTACGAAGTCAAAGAACTTCTAGATCCAATTCTGGATTATTATCAGATCAAATCAGAAGTCACGGAAGACGGTGTGATAGTTGAAATTGATGGAGTTGAGGATGAGGCATTTGATGCGTTGCTCAACATCATGGACTCAATGTAAATAAAAAAATGACTTTTAAGAACGGTTCCATTTGTAACGAAAACAAAACACTAATATGGGTTATACTTCAATAACAGGTTTACCACAAAAAACAGCAAAATATCAGTGTCTGATGTCAGGCGATAAGCGCTTGACGCCATGCTCTGTTTGCTCTAATCCAACAAAGTGCATTGCAAAAACAATGCACTACAAGGAGTCCACGAACATGGCTAGCGAAACACCAACAGTAAAACTTCTTGCAGACGGCGGAATTGAATGTGCCAAAGGTTTGGAGTTATCAGAATGTGGCTACAAGCCGGGAGCAAAAGTTTGTGGCAAGTGTGGAGCAAAGGCTGTAACGCAAACGGATGAAGCCATTCCTACTGACGCAGCGCCAGAAGTGGCAACCGAAAAATCTGATTGGGTTACTGCAACGGACGAAAAGGCAATGACCGCAGAAGCAACAATGATGGATGCAGAAGTTCCTGCTCCTAGCAAGAAAAAGAAACCAGCAATGCCTGTAGTCGCCGAGGAAGACATGCCAGAAGATCTTGACGAAGACGAAGAGAAGATGTACGGCGAGATTGAAAAAATGATGGAGCAACGCAAGAAGGCTCGCGCCAAGCGCATGGAAACAATGGGTGTCAAGTCTGCTGATTACGATGATCTTGCTTTTGTTTGCGCCATTGAGCGTCGCGTCTATTCGGGTGGTTCGGAAATTTGTGCATCATGCCCAGGTGGCTGTGAGCAACAAGACACAATGCCAAGCCTTCTTGAAATTGAAGGAATGGCAGAGAGCATGTTCGCAGGAAAAGTACTTGACTCTGGTTATGCAGACGAAGTTGATGTTTTTGTTGTTGATGTTCAACGCAAAGATGGCAAGCCAGTTGAGGCTTACTTTGATGGCTCGTCGGGTGAGTGCATGGGCTGGCACCTTTTGAATGAAGATTTGATTGGTGAAGTAGCAACTGTCCCCGGACAAAAAGTTATCTCATTCAGTGAGGCTTCCGACATCGCGACCAAGTCAATTGAAGGCGAAGTTGTTTCTGTAGACGCAGACATGTTTGACGGTTACGACGCTTACGCTGTAGAAATTGAAGGCGTAGACGGAAAGTCATACGATGTATATGTCGGTGTTGACGGTGAAATCCTCGGATTTGACGAGTACGACCCTGAAGAAGCCGCAGACATTGACGCAGAAGTAGCCGATGTTGCCCTCAAGTCAATGTACAGCGACGATGAGCGAGACGAAATGGCTAAGGGCGGAATGGCTTTGCCAGACGGCTCATACCCAATCAAAGATGAAGAAGACTTGAAGAACGCAATCATGTCCTACGGTCGCGCGGCAGATAAAGAAAAAGCGAAAGCACACATCAAGAAGCGTGCAATGGAACTTGACAAAGAAGATATGATTCCCGCCGAATGGTCGGAAGAAAAGACCCTTCTTGATGATGAAGCAAAAGAGTTCCTGAGCAGTTTGATGGAACTTGAAATGCTTGAAATTGAAACAGGTCTTGGCGACATCCAATGAAGAAAGAAAAACAACCTGTTGACTCAGTGAATACTTCTGGTCTTGTTTTTGACACAAAACAAGAACAAGTTCCCGTAGTGGAGATGCCTGAAGTAGAGATTGCTGTTGTTGAGGTTGAAGTCAAGGAAGAACCAGTAGTCGTTGAACAAGTCGTAGAAGAAAAAGTGGAACCTAAAAAGGCTTCTAAGAAAAAAGAAGTAGAGGATGATGATGTGGTTCCAATGTCAACGATCAATAAAGCGTCAGATCCAAGCGACTGATAAGGAGAGGCGATGATCAAATCGTCTCGCGCTTTTGACGCAAACGAGAGAGTCGCGGAATATCGCAAGTCTGTTGCTGCCGTTCAAGAGAATGTGCTTCTGTTCAAAGGTTTTCTTGGACCTACGGTAAAAGATAAACCAGAGTTAACTTCTGTTGGACAAAGAGCCGCCCGCGCAGCAGGAGTGATTGTTGACTCTTTGGGCAAGTTGCGATGTCCGCCCGGCACCCCTAACGCGAACCAGTTCACAGACATGCAAATGTCCAACTGTCTTATTCCTTCTGCCGAAACAGCGGCACGAGATGCGGGAAAACTTGCATCAAAGTTGATTGACGGTGCAAGGTCTGTTCTCAAGAATGAAAAGGTTAGAAACGCAGCCAAGGCAACAGCCATGATTGCCCTTCAGTACTATGACGCGCAGTATTCAGACGGGATGGGTTCCCTAACTGATACGACACTCATGAGTCTTGCTATCTTCAAGAGTGCGGGGGCAGATGCTCTTGACTTTGCTTCTGATTCCCTTCACAAGCGCGGAAAACTCTCTGACGAAAGAAAACAAAAGTTAGACAAAATTAACCACAATATAAAAATGAGTTCTGACATCGCAGCGAAAGCATTCCTACTTTCAATGTTTAAGAGGAAAAAAGATAAGAAAACAGATCCAAAGGCTGATCCACCTTCGGTTAAATCGCCTAGCGGGTTCAAGAAAGGTAATAGCGCTCTTGCGAAGGCAAAAGATTTTGATCCTGTTATAGGTGTTGCCGATGCCAACGGAAGAAATATTTCAAGAGATCTTCCTACTGTCAAAAAAGACATTGACACAGTTGAGAAGGCTTCACAGCATATTGCTAATGGTGGAAAACTAAACGAAATAAGTGACGCTTTGGTACTTGACGCAATTCTTGAAAATATTGATGTTTACGACTCCGAAGGCAATGTTTCGGAATTGAAGCGATTTGAGTTACTTGGAACTGGTGGCGGTGTCGTAGGGATGAATCGCTTCCGGGATAGGTCAACGGGTCAAATGTTTGGTGTCAAATACGCTTCACGGCAGTCCATGTGGGATGAGAATGTTCCGCATAGCAAAGCACCCCTGACCAAGGGTGGAGCATCCCGATGGTATGAACCCGTAAATGAGGTTCTTGCTGTGTCAATAACTGAGGAGTTTGGCTATCCATCGTCTTCGCTTCGCGTGGTTCAAGCAGCACCCACTAGGGCGGCTATGGGTGTTGTTACGGATCTAGTTCATAACTCATACGAGGGAAAGATTCTTTCTTCTGATTCGCAAGCAATAAAAAAAGTTGATAGCCGCAAATTGGTGCATATGCATGTAATGGATATTGTTATGGCTAATGGGGATAGGCACAGCGGGAACATTCTGTTTGCAGAAAACGCTGATGGTGTTGATGCCATCCCTATTGACCACAGTTTTGTGATGAGTGTCTCCGGATATAGTGATACAGCGGAAAAATTTTCTGCTGGTATTCGCAATCATCCTGTTGGTGGCGAACTTGCTTCGCGTCATGGCGGAACAGTTGAAAGCCATGCAAAACTGGTTGAAGACGCAGGCAAGGTTTTGCAGGATATACAGAAAATTGACGCTGACGCACTAGAAACACGTCTTCTGAGCCAACTTGACGGGATGATTAAGGATCGCAATTTGATGGGTGAATATGCAATGTCTCCAGAAAACTTGATGGAAATGGAAAAGTTGCAGGCGGATATCAGGCAGTCGGCGTCACGCTTAAGGGAGATGCAGGGGATGACCCCAAAACAGTTGGCAGACATTATTGTTGTACCGCCTGCGCCTAAAGCCGATTCGGCGTTAGAGGATCTTTTGAATGAGAGCCCTGTATGAGATACGCGCTTGTAACTCCAAGTACCGATGTTTCAGGTGTCCCATATGTCCTTCTTGAAGGTGATTACGGCATTTTTGGGGTGGTATCTCCTGACCAAAAGTTCGCATCAAAACTAACAGAAGAATTGATGATGTCCAAAAGAGACACCATTGAAAAAGCAACCTCGGGAATGTCGTATCATAGTGTTAGCACAAATGTTTTGGATGACAACAATATTGCTCTTTTGAGACAGTTAGCCAAAAAATGGAAGATATCTCTACCCGCTCAAATCGCGGAACCTGAACAACCAAAAGAATCGGTAAAAAATGAGTAATTACCTGAATCCTAATTTTGAATATTTTGTGCGCAAACTCCGTATGTCTATGCGACAGAAAACTTTGATGAAGCGAACAAGTCTTGTTTCTGGTTCTGAAATGTATTTTAACCCTGAGAAAATTGACAGAAAGTTTATGTTCACAAAAGGTTCAGATCTTAGGACAACACCTTTAGATGGGACTAGGGATTTAATCAATTTCAAAGCAAAACTTTATTTGAAGTCGCGTACTTCTCGTCTTGGCTCGGAAACTTTTATTGGTGATGAAACTAAGCGTGGTGGTTTGGGTAAATGGTTTGAAGAAGAATGGGTTGATATATCTCGCCCTAAAAAGGGTGGCGGTTTTGAGTCCTGTGGTCGTGGGGATGCTGATTCGGGGAAATATCCAAAGTGTGTAAAAAAATCTACAGCCATGAGAATGTCTGATTCGGAACGGCAATCCGCAGTAAATAGGAAGCGCCGAGCAGAAAACTCTGAAAGTAGAGATGGCAACAAGCCAATCAATGTGTCCACATTCAAGTCGGATGTAGATGCAACAAAAGGCGCGAACATTCCAACAGATACAGAACTTTATTCAAGGGTGAAAGCGGAAGCCAAAAAGAAATTCAATGTCTATCCTTCTGCTTACGCAAACGCTTGGCTCGTTCGTGAGTACAAGAAGCGTGGCGGTGGATACCGTGTTGAAAAAGATGACGCTGAAGACATAGAAATCAAAGCAGGTCTTATTGGTTCATCAAGTGGAATTGGCAGAGCAGCGCAAGCGGTTGGTTCGGTTGTAACACCGGGCAACGTATCGCCTTTCAGTGCACCTATTCGCTCACGGCTTTATGGGGCTTTGATCCCCGGCGGTGGTGGTGGCGCACTCAGCAGACTTAAGCCTGATCGGAGGCGTCAAGCACGATGCCCTAGCGGTTTTGAATTCGGCGGTCGTTTCACGGATAACCGTTTCTCAACATGTGGAGCACAGTTATTTGAAATACCAGGACCACTCGCATTGCTTGCACGGGCAGCACGAAGACTGGTAAATCCAAAACTGCCAACAGCACGAGCAGAAAATCTTTCAGAAGTCTTAGAAGGAAACCCAAGTAATGCGCGAACAATTCAAATTAGTCGTATGGCACAAATCCCACGGACGGGTGCTTTCCAAAAAGATAAGTTCAACGCTTCTGTAAAACAGTCAATAACAACGCTCAAAGGGGCGCCAGCGGGCGAAGGACGAATGATCCGACGAGATGGCGTTGTATTGCGACCAGTTGTTCCTTCATCTGTTCTCCGTTCATTTGGAGAAAACCCTGACATGGTTGATGGCGCAATGGTTCGCGCAGTTCAACTACCTTCAGATATTGGTGCGGATGACCTTGCTCTTCTTGGCGGACCATCAATGAGCAAAATCTCGTTCGTTGCACCCAACGGAGTTGTGGTAAGCATTGAACGCTCACGACCATTTACCATCGGTGAAAAACGCAAATTCCCACGAATGATTAACTCGCTCGCAGAATCAAGCACCAAAGACAACATCATTTCCAACATTAAGAAATTTGCCACAGATTCAGAAGGTGCATTCAGATTTATTGAAGACACAGGCAATATTCCAAAACCGTTTGAAATTGTTACATACACAGGTCTTGATGGTATTGAGAGAACAGCACCTCGTTGGGAGTACGAGACCTTCATCAAACCAGACTTGGTTAGCGCAAAGAAGAAAAAATAAATGCTCAAGAATGAAGTCAACTACAAAGCGCTAGCGTTTATTGCCGAGCA